GTCCGCACGGGCCGCGTCCAGAAGGTCACCGGCATCTAAGACGGCTCGGGGGTGCCACAAACCCCCACACCACATGAGCCGGGCAGGAGTGCGAGCGCCTGCCCGGCCCGCAACTCGCTCGCACCATAGGAGGGCTCGCACCCTATGTCCACCATCGACGTCACCTCGCCACGCGGCAACCCTGTCACGCTCCATCACCGCGAAGGGACGACCGACCTCGGGACGATCGGCTCCATCTTCGAGTTGTGGGGCAAGCTTCACGACGAATACGAGTTGCAGTGGCTCCATCCGCGGACATTCCTCGACATCGGCGGCCACATCGGCACCGTGACGGTCGCGGTGCTGGTCGATAATCCCGAGTGTCGGGCGGTCATCCTCGAACCGCTGCCTGAGAACATCGAACTCATCCACATGAACCTCGCGATGGCCGGCGTGGCCGGTCGGGCGACGGTCGTCCACGGCTCCATCGGCGCGGCCGACTTCCAGAAGGTCGGCTATACCCTCGGACACTCGCCAGATGAGCTGGATCGGCACCGCTTCGTCGGATCACCCGTGGCCGACGACTACCAGGGCGAGACGTTCACCGCGAAGACGTATCCGCTGGGCGAGCTCATCGACCTGCTCGGCGAGGACATCGATCTCGCGAAGATCGATTGCGAGGGCTGCGAATGGGTCGCCCTCGACGATCCGGCACGGTCCCGCGTCCGCCTGTGGGTCGGCGAATATCACGGCAATCCTGGCGTGAAGTGGCTCAAGGCGAGACTGGGCAAGGCATTCACGCTCAGCACGGCTCCCCACGACCACGGAGCGACTGGTCTGTTCACGGCGACGCGGCGATGAACGTCCTGCTCCTCACCAGCCACAGCATCGCGGAATACGACGACCTTCGGATGCTCACGGACCTCGGATACGACGTCTTCAGCATCGGGGCATACACCGATCCACTGTATCCGACCGACGACAAGCGGCCGGCGTTCCCGCAGTTCGGCGGCCCCTACGCGCACAACGACTTCGCCGACCTCTGTGATGAGGTCCGCCGCGATATGGGCGACCCTGGACCGCGCATCGACTGGGCGAAGGCGCATATCCACGACGACATCCTCGACTGGGCGGACGCCATCATCGTCCACCACTTCCCCGAATGGTGGATCGTCGCGCAGTGGGACCGGCTCATCGGCAAGCGGGTCATCTGGCGGACGTGCGGTCAGTCGAGCCCGGACGGGTCGCTCGAACGGCTCATGGCTCCGCTCCGGGGCGAAGGCTTGGAGATCGTCCGCTACTCACCGCGGGAACGGTTCATCACCGACTACGCCGGCGAGGACGCGCTCATCCGCTTCGGCAAGTACCCCTCCGACTACGGACCGTGGGAAGGTGACAACGCGGTCGTCGGGAACGTCACCCAGAACATGGCGCAGCGCGGCGAGTCGTGCGGCTACTCGACGTGGATGCGCCTGACCCAAGGGCTCCCGACGATGCCGGCCGGTCCCGGTTCGCAGGCGCTTCGTGGGGGTATAGGGGGGTTGACATACGACTCGATGCTCCGCTATCTGCGGTCCCTCCGAGGCTACCTCTACACAGGAACCCATCCGGCGAGCTACACGCTCGGCCTCATGGAAGCCATGCTCTCAGGCGTGCCGGTCGTGGCCCCGCGCTGGGACGTCCCGGCCCCGCTGTCGAAGATGTACGAAGCGCCGGACATCACGCCGCGGAAACCCACCACGGACGCCATCCCCGAATACTTCCGGGCGCTGTTCGATGACCGGGAGATGGCTCGTCGACACGGTGAGGAAGGTCGCCAGCGGGCCATCGAGCTCTTCGATGTGGCGAACGTCGGGCCGCAGTGGAAGGCGTTCCTCGGATGAGGGTGCTCGCCGACTACCACCATCACGACCTCTGGGAGAGCCTCGAACTCCTCTGCGCCCGGCTCGGCTGGGACCTGTATCGCCCGATCGGCATGGAGTGGTTCACCGAGGGTTACTGGAACTTCGAACGCCAGTGGCACGGCGACGCGGTAGCGAAGCAATACCTCGAACCGTGGGCATCGGACGAACCCGGCCGTCGCTGGGACCCGTCGCACCTGCGCTGGCAGAACACCCTCACCCTCGAGGAGGCGCGGCAGGCTCCGCCCGATATCGTCATCGCCTCGGTGTCCCACAATCACGAGGGCCTCGCTCGCTTCGCCTCGGAGGTCGGGGCGACGTTCGGCATCCACCTAGGCAACGTCCGTTTCTCGTCGGTGGATATGGCCGAGGACCGCTGGGATCTCGCGCAGTTCGGGATCGTGACCTCGATCATGCCCGGACCGATCCCCATCCCGAAGCCCCACGTGATCGTCCACCAGGAGTTCGAGCTCGTCCCGTACGTACCGCCTCCACTCGAAGGACGGCGGGTGGCGTCGTTCGTCAACTGCTTCGCCGAGAACGAACGCGGCTATGCGCAGTTCCGCGAGGTTGCGCTGCTCGCCCGCGAGATCGAGTGGCGTATCTACGGCGCGTACGGCTCCAAGCCGCAAGACGAGTTCGCAGCCGGCAATATCGGCGTGTGCCGGTATGTCACGAAGGCGATGCAGGCCACCGACATCGCGTGGCATACGAAGCAGTGGTCAGATGGGTTCGGCCACGTCATCCACCAATGGTTCGCGGTCGGCCGGCCGGTCGTCGGGTTCGAGTGGTACTACCGCAGCCAACTCGCCGGGCCGCTCTGGCAGGAAGGCGTCACGTCCTTCGACATCACGGATCGTTCCTCGGATGACGTGCGGAAGCTCATCCGGTCGCTCGATGACGAGACGATCCTGCGCATGAGCGAAGCATCGTATCGAAGGTTCCGCGAGGTCGTGGACTTCGACGAGGAGGAGCAGCGCATCCGGGCGATGTTCGCGACGGTGCTGCCGTGAGGCTTCTACTCTTCGGACACCATTCTCATACAGGCTTCGGGGTCGTCACAGAAGCCCTCGGTAGCCGGTTCCTCGCAGCCGGTCACGATGTGCGCGTTATGGCCATGAACCACCGTGGCGAACCCGTGAAGGGGCCGCTGTCTGGTCGGGTCTGGCCGACGAGCGTGCTCGCGGAGTACGTGAAGGACCCATGCAGTGCGGCCATCTCCGGTGCGCTGTGGACGCGCCTGGACCCCTCGGACGAATGGAAGCCGGACGCGGTGCTCGTCATCGCGGACATGTCGGGGCTCTTGGGCTACATCGGCAACGACGCGGCACCGTGGCAGACGGTCCCCGTCTATCACTACTGCCCCATCGAGGGTGACAACCTCGTGCCGTTCTGGGCGAAGGTCTGGGACATCGTCCGACCTGTAGCGATGAGCCTGTACGGCCAGCGGGTCATCAGCGAGCACATCGGACGGCCGGTGCCGATGGTCTATCACGGCGTCGATACTGAGACGTTCCGGCCCGTCTCGATGCACGATCCGCTCACCACCGGGGAGAAGCGGCTACAGACGAAGGAGGCGTGCAAGCGCCACCTCGGACTCGACCCGAACCGGCCGCTCATCCTCCGTTCCGATCGATTGGTAGAGCGCAAGTTCTACGACCGCTTCGTCATCGCGATGGCCGAGGTGGCACGTCGGTCCGATGCCGACATCCTCATCCACTGCGCGCCAATCGACGGACAGCTGGACCTCTACCAAGAGATCCTCCGCCTTCCTGAGAACCTTCGGACGCGGTTCAAGTCGACCAACGGCCACGACACCTTCCGGGGCCTCTCGACCAACGACCTCGTCATCCTCATCAACGCCGCGGACCTGTACGTCTCGACCACGGGCGGGGAGGGGTTCGGGCTGAACCTCGCCGAAGCCCTCGCGTGCGAGGTGCCGGTCGTCGTCACCGATTGGGCCGCCGAGTCCGAAGTGGTGGGTCCGGGTGGGGTGATGATCCCGCCACTCCGCGACATCTACGGCGAACCGGTTCGCTATCACGCCTCATACGGCATGGACTGGGCGGTGCCCGATACGCGGGCGTTCGTGGAGCCCGTGCTTTCGCTCATCAACAAGCCCGCCCGCCGTCGGGCGATGGGTGCCGAGGGTCGGGCGCACGTCGTCCGATCGTTCAGTTGGGATACCGCATCCGCGGCGTTCCTTTCGATGTTCGAGGAATCCGATGCCGTTGCCCTCGCTAGCTGACGTCAAGACGTATCTCGGCCTCACCGGGACGCAGGACGATGCCCTGATCACCTCGCTGCTGCCGTTCGGGGTAGCGCGGGCCGAGCACGATACGAGCCGCACGTTCTCATCGAGCTCGAACGTCACGACGCGCTACTCGACCGATGGGCAGGCGACCCTCGTCATCCACGACCGCCCGTATGTCGATGCGTCGCGAACGGTGCAATGGCTGGGTGTCACGATGACCGAAGGGACGAACGTCTGGTTCCTGCCCGACCGCCGCGACCAGAACATCACCACGACCATCCAGATGCGCTACTTCGACGTCGGTACGGCGAACTGGTACAAGGTCGACCCGCAGTGGTGGGACAAGAACCTCGACCGGCGCTGGATCGTCGGCGGTGCGCCGAATGACCTCGTCATCGCGGGAATCATCGGGATGCCGTTCCCCGATGCGGAGGCGACCGGAGCGATCACGGTCCTCGATGCCTGGCTGTACTGGCGCGCGAAGTCGGGCGCGTCGGGGACCGTCTACACCCCGACCGGCGACCCTATCGCGCTCACCGACACCCCCGCCATCTACCAGGACTTCGTCCGCAACTGGACGATCCGGACTGCGGTGGCGTCCGTTGGCTGAGACCATCATCGGCATGGACGCGCTCATCCGCCGCATGACCGCCATCGGCGAGACGCAACCGATCCTCCGCGCCCTGCAGCTCTCGACCATCCACGAAGCGCAGACCCTCGCGCCGCGAAAGACCGGCTTCCTCCAGCGCAACATCGCACCGGGTGCCATCACGAAGGACTACGCCATCGTCGATGCCAACGCGCCGTACTCGGGCTTCGTCGAGTTCGGGACCGGCATCTACGGACCGCTGCATCGGAAGATCGTCGCCAAGAGCGGCAAGATCATGGCGTGGCGTGTCGGCGCGGTCCGATTGACCGGACGTAGCAGGGTCTCGAGCGGTCAGGAAACGGCAGGCTGGGCGTTTGCCCGGAGCACGCGAGGCCGTCCGCCGACGCCGTTCCTCATCCCCGGCGCGAAGATCGCAGTCAAGAATGCCGGCGTGGGGACCATCATCGCCCAGTGGAACGGGGCGGCATGACCACTCCGTCTACCTTCCGGAACGACATCGCGGCTGGTCTCCTGACGATCCTCCAGGGCTTCGCGGCGGCCAACCCGACGCTCGTGCGCTCGACATGGCGGACACAACCGCCGAGTTTCAACGTCGACCTGCCGGCCGCGTTCGTTGGGGTTAGACCCGAGACGGCCATGCACGCGAACGGCATCCGGACTCGGACGATGTCGCCGAGCGTGATCTTCATCGACCGACTCACCGACAACAACGAGACGATGACCCGGATGGACGTGTTGGTCGATGCCGCAATGGACTACTTCACGGCCAACCCGCACATCACCCCGAACACCGTATGGGACACCTTCACGACGACCGATGGCATGTTCGAAGACCTCAGCGGGATGAAAACCCAGGGTGTCACGTTCACCTTCGGGAACATCTCGATCATCGAAGGCCGCACCTAGGCTCGCAGCTCGGCCCGCTCTGGGCCGCTACTCCCCACCGAAGGCCCGCCAAGTCGGCGGGTCTATTCGTGCCCAGAGAGAAGGGAATGACCGATGGCCGGACTTACCCGGTTCCGCAAGATCCAGGTCGGGAAGCAGTCCGTCATCGGTACTGCTGTCCCGGCCACGCGCGTCCTCCCGTACAGCGGACTGATCCTGTACGACCCCGCTCGCACCGACCCGGCGGTCGATGTGGGTTCGATCGACCCGGTGCTCGCGCCGTACATGCTCGCGCCCATCGTCAGCATGTCGGGCGCTTCGGGACCGCTGGCCTTCGATGACCTCGCGGTCCGGGCCTCGGCAGGCATCAAGGGTGGCGTCAGCCCGACCGGCCCCACCGGCACCACGGCCTATACGTGGACGTTCCAGGCGGCCTCGCTGACAGCCGACGCATTCGACTACTACTCCGTCCAGACCGGCGACGACACGGCCGACGGTTCCGGCGACGGTACCAACGGATACGGCGGCGTCATCGACATGTTCAGCCAGTCGATGGACGACACCCTCGGCCCGTGGACCGTCACCGATGACTGGGTCTTCGCGAATGCCGTCTACGGCAACCGCACGGGCTCGCTCAACGTCACCTCGACACCCGCCTGGGTCTTCGGTGCGGATACAGCGGTGTATCTCGACAGCACGGCGGGTTCCATCGGCATCACCCCGCTGTCCTCCACCGTTCGTGGGGCGTCCATCAAGATCTCGAACACGCTCGACCAGAAGCGCTTCGCCGACGGCTCGAACACCCGCTTCGCGCTCCAGGCATACGGCCGCGGGCCGCGCGTCATCGAGGTCACGGTCACGATGGAAAAGACCGCCGCCGCCATCGCGGAGGCCATCACCCTCGACGACACGCCCACCCCGAACCGCTACATGAAGATCATCACCGCCTCGACGGAACTGGCCGGCACGGCCATCCCATACAAGAGCGAGTTCTACTTCCCGCTCCGGCTCTTCTCGGTAGCCGACGGGGCGATCGGTGGGAACACGAACCTGACCTTCACGTACCGGGGCTTCTATGACAGCACGCTCACGTACGCCGTGAAGCTCATCGTCGTGAACAAGCTGTCGGCCCTTCCGTAACCCCTGAGGTGCTCGCATATGTCTGTGCTCGACAGACCCGATGACGTCCCCGTCCCGCTCGGCTACTGCCCGTGTGAGGGCAAGCCGCACCCGGACGGGGACATCGTCTATCTACACGCCGAACTCTCCGCACCCGCCGGCATGGCCGTCCGCGGGCTCATGGTCGAAGGTCTGACCGGGATGACCTCGGACGTCCTCCAGGAACGGCTCGGCGAACTCTGGCTCAAGGTCGCCGTGGCGTCGTGGACGTTCCTCGATGACGACGGCGGACCGATCCCGCTCACCGCAGAGAACCTCGTCCGGGCGCTGCCCTACGCGAAGGGAGGGCGACTGGTCGCGGACAAGGCGGACGACCTGTACGCGGAGAGCATCGTCACCCCTTTAGTGAAACAACTCGGGGCGCTCTTGCCGACTGGACCGACCTCCGCGTCGACATCACGGACC